GTGGGGAATGGATTCCGTTTTCCTGGCCACCGGGGTGTCGTCGCCGTCGACGCGCGCCTGACGACCGCACATGATCACTTCCATGTCGGACTTCAGCACCTTGCTCATCATTGCCATTTGATGAGCCATTTCGCTCCCTTTACCAGCCGCATCGGCTTCTTCCTGCGAGCCAGAGACGGTGGCGTCGCGCTCAGAGATCTGCGTAGTGTTTTGCTGGCGGACGGTGGGCTGGGACTGATTGGGATTGAGAACGAAACCTTCCGGCTGGGCGTTGGTGGCGTCCACAACCGGCAACAGCTCTGTTTGCCAATCGAACCATTTGTTCTTGACGTTGCGTCGGCGAATGGCCGACATCACCGGCGTATCAAACGGGTCTATGTTGTAGATTGCATTTGACAGATCTTCTCTGTTACCTGTCGCTTGATACATTGTAAAACTGTTAGTAGTTCTGGTCGCACTGTTGACGTGGCCGACCCCAGGCATTGCCCTTCTCCATGGCTAGAGCAGTCTTCGAAACACTTCCGCGGCGTCGGAAATCTTGCCGCTGCTCGCCAATCGGCGATTTGCGTCGTCGAAGCCTGTCCTGCGCACATTCCCGAGGGGTGTAGCTGCGCCGGGGGCCAACGTCCTGCCCTGCCCGCTTACGACAGCTTTTGGGCGATTGGCTGTCATGCGGTCGTACTTGCTGGCCTTACGCAGGATGACCAGCATCCTGGGATCGTAAACTGTGGCCACTTCGTATTCAGAAAACCCAGCCGACATCGCCGTCCGGCGCATCGACTGAAGCTCTTTCTTCAGCGTCGGCTCGTCGGCGATCTTGCTCATCGCGACGAACCGGCTGAATCCCTCTATCGCATATTTCTGAACCCGTCTATTCGACTCCTCCACTTCCGCCGCCTCGCGCTCCGCCCGCTGGCGTTGCGAATCGGCCAGACGTCCATATAGAGCTTGGTAAATTTTCTGTTGGGCGTGCGCCGCGGCTGGATCTCTGGCAAACTCCTCATCCCAATTGGGCTCGCGCGGCATCATCGCCACAACATCTTCTTCGAAGCTCCGGCGTGCTTTGTCCCACATCTTCCAGTTCGCGTTCAGCTTGCCAGCTTCGTTCTCGATCTCTTGCTGCACATTGGTGAGCTGGGCCACACGCTGGTGGAAAGTCGCCTGACGCACATAGCCGCGTAAAGCTTCCTCCAAACTGACATGATGGGTTTCGCCATCTACCGAAACTTCGTACCGCGCCCCTTCGTCTGGCTCGTCCCGCTCCCCGACTTGTTGGCTTTCGTCGGCATCGGATTCTGAGATTGCGGTAAGATTTTCCGGCTCTTCTTCTGATAGTTCGTATCCGTCGTCGGCATCGGCATTATCGCGTCTCTCGCCATCGGCGCGACGGTGTTGACTATCCTCCCTTGCTTCTTGGAGGGCCTCGCGTCGAGGCCTTTGATCCCTGCCATCTGCGATCTCCCTTTCTCTCGCGCGAAATCTAGGATCATCGCCGCCGTCGCGCGTGTCGCCGGTTTCTGGATCTCCCTCAACCTCACGAGAGGAGAACATGGGTTCTGGGTTTCTCGTCCCGCGAATAAACTTGCCCTGCTGATCCCGCGGGCGTGAAGCGGGCGCTATTTCGGTCGCAAGAGTGTTTTCGACCTCGTCAACGCCGTCAGCCATAAGTCTTCTTCCTCTCCGCCACCTTTTGGTCGTTGATGAAGATCTGCAGTTGTTGCGGAATCGCCTCCAGCGCCTGCATCTTGATCGCTAGCGAGAAGATCCCGTCCCGGTCGGTGATCGCCATCTGCTCGGCGTGCCACTGCTGACGCAACGCCAGAATCGCGGCCTGGAAAGCAGGATTGTTCTTCAGCTGTTGAGCTTCGTCAGCCAGCGTTTTACGCTCGTCGTTGTTCATTTCTTCGGTTTCGGTTTGGGCTTCATCTTGGCGATCGTCTGCTGGTTTTGCAGCGTCGCATTGGTGGTCATCGCCTGATGTGTCCGGTCGAGCTGGTTCTGCTCCGCCTCATGGCTGCGATCAGCGTCGCCAGCGAGAGCGCCGGCAATGATCTGGTGCCCCTTCATCGCGTGGCCCTGCATCGCGGCATGATGGTCGGCCGCCATCTTGGTCATCGCCTGGACGTGCTGGCTCTGCAGCTGCCCCATCGCCTGCTCGTGCTGGGCGGCGAGCTGGGCGGCTTGCAACTGCGCATCGTTCTGCGCCTGCTGGCCGGCTTGCGCGGTCGCGTCGGCGTCGTTCTGCGCCTGAGACATCTTGATCTGGCTGTCCTGGTCGGCCGCGGCGCTGTCCTGCTGGTCCTTCATCAGCTGGCTCGCCAACGTCGCCAGCTGGGCGTGCCGATCGAGGCCGAACTTGTTTCCCTCCAACTCCAGCTTCTGCAGGTCGACCATCGTCTTGGCGTGCAATTGCTGATGCTTGAGCTGGGTGTCGGCCATCAGGCGCGTGCGGTCGATCGCCTGCTGCCCGACCGTCTTGGTGCTCTCCGCCCGCACCTTCTCCAACATCGCCTGGGCCGCCACCGCTTGCGGATCAGGCGTCTTGGGCTGCGCGGCGATCTGCTGCAGCATCTGTGGGCTCGGGGTGCGGAAATAACGGCCGACGTTCTTGATGTTGGCGAGCGCCAGCATGTCGGTGACCGTGTTCAGCATCTCCGGGATGCCGACCACAGGATTGCCGGGACCAAACTGCGAGAACACCAACTGCTGCTTCTGGTCGATCTGCTGCAACGCCAGCATTCGCACCATGTCGGAGCCCTTGCCGAGGTTGGGATTGACCTCCATCGACAGCGTCGGATCGAAGGTCGAAGTATCGCAGGGCACGTATTTGCCCCGCATCTTCAGCATCCGGGTCTGGTTGGGGTTTTCACAGATTTCGCCGTACAGGCCGGCAAAAACATCCTTGAAGCCGGTTTCGCACAGCACCCTGGCGACGAGCTCAACGCGCTCCTGCGCGCCGTTGATCACCGCCTCGACCCCAATCATGGTCGAGCTCTGCAACGCCTTGGGATCGAGGCCTTTGGCGGCGTCCGACAAACCGGTGCGCCGCTGCAGAACATCATTCAGCATCTCGATCACCGGCATCATCTGCTGACCGAGGAATGGCGTCGAAGTGAACATCACGCTGGAGTTGGGGTCGCCGCGGGTCCTGATCACCGCGCCCAGATCGTCGTTCATGGCGTCGTCGGGATTGACCAGGAGCTCGTTGATGACGGTCTTGGGGTTGATGCTCTCGGCCGCGCTGTCGAGCGTCGCCCGCATCGCATTGGTCTTAATGCGCTGAATGTCCTCGGTATAATCAGAAATCGATTGGCCGATAATCGTGTGCGACACTGGGTCGCACGAGAACATGGCGAACTTGACCCGATTGGCCTCCTCGTCGCTCAGAATCTCGTAGTTCTCGCCGATTGTGGTGATGTAGCGCAGCTCCGGCACGCCATCGCCATCCTTGTCGATCTTGACGAACCACTCGCCGTATTTGCAGCCGTCGCCGATACTGGAGCCCATGAAGCGGCCAGGATTGCGCAATTGCGGCTCGGCGGAAAAAGCGTTCTCGCTCGACTGCACGTTCTCGACGCACTTGTCGCGCGGCACGCCCATGGCGATCAGCTGGTCGATCGGCACCACACGCTCGTGGCCGACAATCCGGCTCTCGCGAAAGGTCCTGGCGTACCGATCGAGCCGCATCTCTTCCGGCGGCACGCCGGCAACCTTGATCAGAGGCTTCGAAACCTCGAATTCGACAATGGCGTAGTCGTAGACCGGCGGCGGCGGCGCCGTCAGATTGGCAGGAAGGGGAGGAGGCGGTGCTCCAGCCATTGGTCCTGGTGGAGGGCCTGCTGGACCAGGGCTCCCAGGCGGACCAGATCCCGGGCTATTTGGCGCTCCTCCTGGCGGCGCTCCAGCCATCGGTCCTGGCGGAGGTAGCGGAGACGGAATCGGCCCAGGCCCTGGTTGGGGTGGACCACCCGCATTAGCTGGCGGCCCAGCGGCCGGCGGAGGTGGAACGGCTGGCCCAGAAGGCGGTACCGGTTTGCCAATCTCGAATATCTTCGCACTCTGGTCCTCCGACAGCAGCACCTGCAGCTGCTCCGCGGTGACGTTTTCGAACCGCTTGCGCCGCATTTCCTTG